ACTTGTAGTCCTAAGAGTATATTCTTAGGCAAATATTACACGTAATTCACGGTGGTTCGTGAATGGATTATTACATTTTACGCATAAGATGTGAATAATGAGGTTCGACTCCTCTACGTGTAACCACAGCAAAGGGAGGCACGGAAAGATGCAAGCTACATCTAGCCTCCCGATTTACATTAGAAAGGACGTGATCATCGTCGTATTCCTTAGCATGAAGACAAACTGCTAAAACTTTGAATAGTAATCTATGGTGTTGATGGTTTTGCCCACTCATCAGTGTTACTGCAGGCGCAAGACGTATGCGGAATAAGGGTTATAAGAGCTTAACGGCCAAGCCATAATTCCTGGGATCATAACCCAAGCTAACGTGATAAGATTGCTATTCATTCTCTTTTATTTATTAATTAAAACCCAATTCAAATGTCTAAAAACATTCAATTAACAGCAATCCAACAGGATTACAATCAACATCTTATTAAACAATTAGAACTTAGAGATAGCGCAGTAAAAAGAATTATTAAGATTCGTGAAGAAATAACTATTTTAGATAACGAAGAAGCTAAACTTGAAGAAATAATTAATACACTTGATGAAACTAAAATATCATGAAAAAAACTGATTCTAACCTAAAAACAATTACAACTGCTATTATATTTATAGCAGGTCTTTTAATGATTATGACATTATTTGCGTCTTGCACCACAACTGGGCATACAACAGTATATGGAAATCAAAATAGTAATTGTGCAGCATATTTGTAATGAAACATATACATATACTTTCGCAACAATCGTTTGTTCAATACAAAGAAGTAATTGGACTTATAGATTTATATAACTCAAATCAAACTACTGTTGACATATATACTGGCAACAAACATCTCGTATTACAACGTGATGAACTTAGTATTCCTAATATCGAAGCAATTGAAAAAGAATTGGATCGTAATGATGAACTAAAACAATTAGCATTTGAGCATAATATAATAGAGATTCATAACCAAGATAGCATGCAAAGTTATCTCGGTTATGTGTCTTTTTATAATTAAAAGTGCCATCAGTGACACCCTAACAGTACCAGTAATTATATACTATAATAATACTAGGTATTAAGGCTAAAAAAAATCGTGAAATATTAAATTTAAACTAATGAGTGATAAAAATTATCAAGTGGACAAAGAAACAGTTAAAGGCATTTTAAACGACTTAATTAATATAGATGGTATATCGCATTATAAAAACAAGAAGTATCTTGTAGATCTCTTACTTACATTATCTGAGGATTCTATAAGTGCTTTAATAAACTTATCTTTAATGAAGGATAAGTATGTACCTATAAAATTAAATGATTCTGTAAAATACAAGCATCCAAATTATTCTATTCATAATAAAGAAGAAAGAGAAATTATGATAGATAAAGGTTTAATGGATGATGATGGATATATATTCGGATCTGTTATAGGTGATGGAACTTGGTCAAGTATAGCTGAATTTAATCCTTATTATAACTTTATGAAAGTTAACTTTTATATCTGGAGTAATGATAAAATGGAAATAAAAGAAGAAATTGTTACTAGAGCAAGTTTAGAAATAATAAAAGAATCAGATATACCTGATTATCATGGCAAAGATCAATTAGATTTTTTTAAAGAAAATATAAAAGATTTAGAGCACAAATTATAAAAACACACAATAAAAAAACAATCATGGCAACACTAAGCATGCAATTACTCAGGACTGAGTTTGATAAATGGCTTAAATTAAAAAAATCAATAGACAAAACACCTGACGGATCTTTACATCGTTTTGGTGCAATGATGAATTCTACATATAACCTTAATGATAAAAGCTTACATGAAGAAATTGATCACAATAGAGCTTTATTACTTATAATGAGTAAACATGTTAAACAAAAAGCTAAAATATAGATATGGAATAGTATCTCGTGATATAATATTAAACCCAGATGTAACATTACAAGCTAAAGCATTATATGCAGTGCTATCATGTTATGCCAATAAACAAAGATCTTGTTTTCCTTCAATTTTAACGCTGTCTAATGACTTAAATGTTAGTGAAAGAACTATCAAAAGGTTAATAAAAGAACTGAAAACAAAGCATTTTGTACATAGAATAGGTAGAAACTTAGTTATAAAATAATGACGTTAGCTATATATATGCCTTTTAAATTCAGAATTTAGTTAAATGAATTCTCAATTATACACATAGTTGTAATAATTATCATATTTTTGTTAGACTTACTAACATAAATAAAATGATAATACAGTTACCCAATGGTAGAATAATTGAGTGTTCAGTTGAGCAGTACTTATCTCTTTCAGATCAAGAGATTAAGGACCTTAACGGACTAAGCTCTGCATATACCAAAGAAATGGGTGACCCTTTTTACAATGGCTTTACAAAATTATCTAAATCACCAAAATCTTCTAAAAAAACAGAAGAGGATGTAATTCATGAACATGAACCAGGTTTAGATGAGATTGAAGCTTTTGAAAAATTAGAAGACCCGTATTTTCATGCAGATGATATCTAATAATTAGATACATTAATTTTTTATTTAAACAAAAAACAATTTATTATGAATAGTAAAGTAAACATCATTGCGGATGACAAAGGAAATGTTGTACGCCAATCAAACTCTAATTCAGAATTTGGACACGTAAGATTAGTACAAACAAGAGTAACTTTTGGAAACTCAGGTTGGGTAAAGAAGTCTAATATTAGTACACTGTTACACGGTAAGTTAGAAGATCTACAAGAAATGAATCTTGAAGCATTAGAATTTTTACCAGGTAAAATTGTTATCAAAGAACAGCTTGAAGCTTTCAGTGCTAATGACAGTGATAGAGATTTAAAAATGGCAGGTGATACAGGCATTGTATGCTGTGTAGACGGACAACCTATTTATAGGAAAACATTTTTTGTTGTAGATACTACAGCACAAGATGTCTTAATTGCTCACGATAATAGCTCAGCTATTAAAGAAGCAAATGGTCTAGATGCTACTAAATCAAATGCAGTTTCAGCAGAAGCACTTGGATTTGATGATACCGATGAAGAAGATACTTTAGTAAATGAAGTCGTTACTGACGAAGTTACTGAAGATGAAGTAGATGAAGTTAATGAAACTTTTGAACTCTAAGTAAATCTTTAAAAAATGCTTAAGGTTAGTCCAATAAAGGACTATTAAATGACATCTGTTAGAAGATGCCTTAGTCATTTTTATACCAAATTTCCTAACATCAAAACATATGCGTCATGCTATCTCAAAATCAATTAAAGCAAATAACTCAAGAACACAGTAAAATAGAATTATCTCAGCAACTGCAACGATATCATTATTTCGGACTATTAGAAGAATATCAATTACACCCAACATCAATTACTAATAGCTTTAGGTATACTAAATTAAACTCCTATCAACATTTCCTTTTCAAAAGAGTGTTACATGGACTTAATGTGTATACTAAAGAAGAAGTACAAAAACTGCATTGGGATAAAAAAAGAAGAATCTCTAAAGTTTGGAAAAGATCCCAAAGAGAAATTAATGCTTGGAAACAAATGATTTGTAGTAAAAAAATCAATGACTACTTTAGTAGTACTTTCAAAAGCCCAGCAATAGATTATATTACATCTATTCCAGCAACAGAAACTCTTGATGATTACAATAACAAATTAACGTTTAAAGAATTACATATAGAATATGAAGATGTAATATATTTATTTATGTCTAAAGGTTTGTTACCTAAGAATTATTTAACTTTAAAACCTATTCTTTAAGTATGATTCAACCTAAAAAAAAGCTATGCAATAACTGCAATACTGATCAATTTATCTGGAAAAATGATAAAGGAAGTCGGTATTGCAAGTATTGTTGGTATAAATCTAAAGAAATTAAAGCTAAACCTTTAGTTAGAAAACCTATAAATCAGAAATCTAAGAAAATGAAATCAGCTGATCAAGCTTATACTATACTTAGAAGAAAATTTATGGAAGAAAAACCAATGTGTGAAGCAGCACTAACTGGATGTAATGGATCATCAACTGATGTACATCACAAAAAAGGACGTGGTAAATACCATTTAGTAGTAAATACATGGTTATCAGTATGTAGACAATGCCATATTTGGATTGAAGAGCATCCAATAGAAGCACGAGAGTTAGGTTATTCAGATTCAAAATTGTAAATTTATACAATTAATATGGCTTCATAGCTCAACTGGATAGAGCAACACCCTTCTAAGGTGTAGGTTCTTGGTTCAAATCCAAGTGGGGTCACCATAAACAAAGCAATTAACTTTATGTGTACACATTTGGTACATAAGTGAACACAAACAAATGCCTAAAATCCGAGAAATTGGCAAACGTTTGACGGCAAGAACCCCCTTAAAATAGGGGTATTAATAACCACAAAGTGAACACAATCACCTAATAGCATAACTAAAAGTGAACCGAATAAAATGAGTAAAGATAAAATAATTGAAGGACTAATGCTAAAGTTAGCTGATGAAAACATTGATGTAACATCTTTAGCAAAGAGAATAGGATTCAAAAACTATAAAAGATTTGCGAAAGCTATGGAAGAAGCATTTAAACTAACCAGAAAATAATATGACACGAGAAGAAATTCAAAAACAAGCATTAGATATAACTATAAATAATAAAAGATCTGGATTAGGTATTTCAATGGGAGTAGGTAAAACTCGTATAGCTATACAGCATTTACAATATTGCTACAATCCATTAGTAGAAGTGTTAGTTGTTATACCCAAACATTCAGTTTCAACAGCATGGATAGATGAACTAGAAAAGATGAACTTAGAAAGTTTAGTTAAACATATTACATTTACAACTTATTTATCTATCAATAAACATAACCCAAATGAATATGATGTAGTTTATTTAGATGAGTGTCATAGTTTGCTTGATTCACATGATCCATTCTTAAGTAAATTTAATGGTAAAATTCTTGGTTTAACCGGTACTCCCCCTAAAAATAAAGATTCTGAAAAAGGACGTATGGTGGCAAAATATTGCCCAATTAAATTTACTTTTACTGTAGACCAAGCTACAGATGCTAAAATTTTAAATAACTATAATATAATAGTTCATGAATTAACTTTATCTAGGGTTCCTGGATTAAAGAAGATGAAAAAAAATGGAGGACATTGGTATACTACAGAACAAAAAGATTATGATTATGTAACAGGCAGAGTATCTGAGGCTTCAACACCTAAGCAAAGACAATTTGCTGCAATAATGAGAATGAGAGCACTGATGGATTATAATACTAAAGAGTTATATGTTAAATCATTAGTAAGTAACCTTAGCGCAAAATGTATTATTTTTGCTAATACTCAAAAACAAGCTGATAAAATATGTAAACATAGTTATCATTCGGGTAATAAAAAATCTGAAGAAAACTTAGAACTATTTTCTGATGGAAGAATAGACAGATTATCTTGCGTATTACAATTAAGTGAAGGTGTAAGTATACCAAATCTTAAACAAGGTATTATTATGCATGCATATGGTAATGAAAGAAAATCTTCGCAAAGAATAGGTAGATTGCTTAGACTTAACCCAACAGAAACAGCAGTATGTCACATATTGTGCTATAAAAAAACTCAAGATGAAATATGGGTAAAAAATGCTTTAAAAGATTTTGATGAATCTAAAATTAAATATTATAACCCTTTAACAAATTAACATGGGAAAGATGAAAGAGCTGTTTATAGCTCAGCAAGAAAAATTATATCATGAATCATTTAATGATACACATATTCCAACAGACTTTATAAAAGTAGACAATGAGCCATGCCCTAATTGTACTTTAAATACATTAAGACGTAATGAAACAAGAGCATATTGTACAGCATGCATACAGGATTTTTATTTTGCAGATGGAGAATTAAAATTTTTATCATGACAAAAGTATATTCAAAAAACATATGGCAATATGAATTAAATTCTAATATAACAATAGATTTTGAATATGGTTATGAACCAGGAGATGCGGAAATAACTTATTATCCTGATGGATCAGGGTATCCTGGCTCAAGTTCTGAAGTAACTATACATCATGCATGGATTGAGCTTAAGAACAAAAATAATGAATTAATAGAAGTAGATATTCTTCCATATATTAATATAATGGAAGAGTTAGATTTAGAAGATATCATTTATGAAATAATACATGACCATGAAGAAAACTAAAAAAATAAAAATAAAAGAGGCTAAAGCGTTATATAATGCATTTTTAAAAGGTGGTGGTATTCCACCAAAAGAAACAAGTAAAACTTCAATTCTTATAGATGATAACATTAATCAAGGAAGATCAAAAAAAAATATTGAATTTGCATATAAAACAATACACTATGCATTTGTAATATGTCTTATATCATTAATCTTTTTACTTATTCATGTTAATAGAATAACATGAAAGACAATTTATTTGTAAAAGCATCAATTATAGATGGAGAATTACATTTTCCTATAAAAGCTACAGGTACTAAGTTTAAAAAGTTTTTAAACCAGCTACCTGATAACTCAAAGTTAGAAATTTTTATAGGAGTAAGTGGTGATAAAGGTAGCAATCCTCAATTAGCTAGGTTACATGCCATGATTAGGGAAATAGCGCAAGAAATTGGATACACTTTTGTAGAAGCAAAATTAAACGTAAAGAGAGCTGCCGGACTTTGTTTTGTAAGGGACAAACAAGAGTACTGCAAATCATTTGCAGATTGCGATAAAGATGAGCTAAACCTTGCAATCCAAGCATGTATAGAAATTGGTGATTTTAGCGGTATGAACTTAAGATAACTATTTAACTATAGTCATTTGTGAGTTTATATTTGCTAAAGCATCAGTTATATCTTCTCCTTTTTCAACTAATTTGGCTAATGCAGCTAATTCAGATTTTTTTACAGTAGTTTCTGTTTTAAGTTCTAAATCTTGTTCTTTAGCATGATATTTAAAAAGCTGTATTAATGAAAATAATGTGTAAATATTAGATTCAAAAACATCTAATTCAACAGGTTTTTGATCTTCTATAGGCTTAGTGGCTTGATTGACTATTTTTTCAAATTTCTTAAAAATATTAGGCATTTCTGCACCTCTGTCTGAATTTATAATCATTTCATTACAAATTCTTTGCAATCCATGAATATATGCAGGATTTAAAGATATATCTGTAATAGTTTTAGTAAAGTCGTAAGTAACTTGAGAATGTAATTTATCGTCTGACATGGTAATAGTTTTATTTATAATACAAAGATAACGCAAATATGCAAGAAAATATAAATCAAATAAAGAAAACATTAAAATTAAATTTTGAAATATCAGGATGGGATAACATATTAAATCCTTTTTTAGATAGTAAAGAATTTAATAATATAACAGACAAACTAAGTACTTTGGTTGAACAAGATAGGAGATTTACACCTAAATTTAAAGAATCTTTTAATCCTTTTATAGAAACAAAATATCAAGATCTTAAAGTAGTTATAGTTAATCAAGATCCATATCCTCAATTAGGTGTGTCAGATGGATTAGCTTTTAGTTGTTCTAAAACAGGTAAAGCAGAAAAAGCTTTGCAATTTATTTTAAAAGAAACAATAGGCGATTTTACTGAGACGGGTAGAGTTATATATACATCTGAAGAATGTAATTTAAAACGCTGGGCTAACCAGGGTGTGTTATTAATTAATACAGCACTAACATGTGAACTTAATAAAACAGGATCTCATTACAGTATATGGAAATTATTTATTGAATATTTATTTAAAAATATAAATAAAGAAAACAAAGATATAATTTTTGTATTAATGGGTAGAAAAGCTGAAAGTTGGCAATTACTCTTAAATGAGCAAAAAATACTTAAGTGTCCACACCCTACATCTGCCGCATATAACAATAATATTTGGGATGCAGACAAGATTTTTAAAAAAGTAAATAAAGAGTTAAATCTACAGGATAAAACTTGTATAATATGGTAATATTTAATATATTTGTAATCACATAATTAATATGAAATGGCTAGTAATCAAACACTTACACAAGAACAAGAAATTAAAAAGTTTAAAAAACGCATTTTAAAAAACTTTGGTGTTAACATACATGTTATTCCTGAAGAAAGTAAAGATTTTAAAATTAGTATTGAAGCGTTACATGTTTGCACTCTTAAAGCATTAAAAGAAAACGAACGTGATTATCATAAACATTATGAAAAAATACAATCTTTATCATACAAAAGCAGATTGAGACCTTTTTTAAGTTATGTTCAAGCAATGTCTTATATAGCTTACAGAGAAGGTTATAGTAAAACTGCTATAGGTAATAGTATTAACAAAAATCATGCAACAATCATTAATTCAGTTAAGCAAATGGACAATGCTTTTTTTACTAAAGACAAAGCAATGATGAAAGCATTTAATAACATTTTAAAAGAAATACATAATTATGTGGGAAATCTTCCAGAAAATTTTAAAAAACAAATTAACTCCAAACCAAACATTTCTTTTGCTTGGAATGAAGCAAAAAATAGCAATACCTTCTGAAATAGAAACTGGAGTTGATGATTTAGTTGAAAAAGGATTTTTAACATATAATAAAAAAGTATATAAATTAACTCCTCAAGCTAAATCATTTATAGCACACTTAGATAATTATTTTATTAAAGCAAAAAAGAAAACTGATATCCAGTTAATGGGTAAAAACTTTTCTGAGCAAATAAATATCTATAGGGAAGTTTTTCCTAATAAAAGACTACCCAGTGGCAAGCCAGCAAGAGTTAATGTTAAAATGTTATCAGAATCATTTAGATGGTTCTTTGAAACATATGAATATGAATGGTCTGATGTAATCAATGCAAGTAAAATGTATGTAAATGAGTACAGGGATGCAGAGTATATGTATATGCAAACCAGTCAATACTTTATATGTAAACAAGATAAGCATAGAATAAAATCATCTACTTTAGCTGATTATTGTGATATGATTAGAGATGGCATAGATACTGAAGAACAGACCTTTAAAGAAAAAGTTGTATAATGAGTAAACCTACAGAATCATGGACAGGCCAATATGCTGCCTTTAATGAAGCATTGAAATATATGTATGCTAGGCAAAAAGGTGAAGAAAAATCTATATACACACCTTGGCCTAAATTTAATGATGCTGCTACCGATGGTTTAGAATGGAATACTCTAACTGTTATTGGTGGAAGACCAGGATCAGGTAAAACTTTAATTAAAGATCAGATTATAAGAGAATCTTTTGCACTAAATCCAGATGATGATTTTAGAGTATTAGAATTTCAGTTTGAGATGGTTGGTAGAACCTCAGCTATTAGAGAATTTAGTTCTATTACTGGTAAAACATATAAAGAGTTGTGTAGCGCAGGTAGTATAATCGGTACTGATGTAATAAACAATTGTCATCAATATGCTAAAGAACGAGTAAAAAATCCTGTAGATATTATAAGCACACCTTTAACAGTTAATCAAATGCGTGAGCAAATTGATATGTACATGGAATTGCATAAAGGAACAAAAACTATGATTACATTAGATCATACTATGTTAGTAAAGAGAGCACCGTACCAAAATAACACATTAGATATGATGTTTGAGTTAGGTGAGTTTTTTACGCAATGTAAAAGAGATTATCCGTGTTTATTTATTGCATTATCTCAGCTTAATAGAAATATTGATCATCCAGAAAGAGCAATAGATGGTAAATATGGCAATCATATACTTGAGTCAGATATATTTGGTTCAGATGCTATGTTACAACACGCAGACATGCTTATAGGTATCAACAGGCCAGCTAAACAAAAGATTAGATTTTATGGCCCTGATAGATACATTATAGAAAATGATAGAACTCTTGTATTACATTTTCTTAAAGCAAGGAACGGTGATGCGCGAATGAGTTTCTTTAAAGCAAAATTTGAACAAATGAAAATTGAAGAAATGGCTACGCCAGGTCAACAAGAAAGACGTTAAATATTAAAACATAATGGCAATAACAACAGAAGAAAGAAAAAAAATAACCTCTATCTTAAGAGACGAACATGATGATTACTTTCAAACTATAGGTAATCTTAATGTATTATATCTACCTAAAATGGCATACAGACCATCAGGAAAAGATGAGTTACATGTCACATTTTTTCCTAGTGAATTAGAAAAAGAAGTGGATATATATACTGAATTTGTAAGTATGGATTATGCAAGTGAAGATCCAAAAAGAACATTATATCTTGTTAAACATAATCCGCATTGGAAAACAGAATATGAGTTAATTACAAGCAATAGTGGATTTGTAAGACACATGATACCAGTTAGTGAATTAAAAGTTATTAATGATGTTACAAGTAGAAATTGGAATAAACAAACTGCTATAGAAGAAGGTGCTGATCATAAATCAGGATCAATTAATACTGGAATAGTAGACAAAAAATTTGATACAATATTTGATTTACCAAATCCGGATGCTACTTCAGATACTTCTAAAATAGTAGATAAACTTGAAGACATCAATCAAACATTAATAACATTAACTAAAGTAATCAATAAATTAATTAAATAAATATGGCACAAAGTGTATTAGTAATTGCAGACTCAGGAACTGGCAAGTCAACAGCAATTAGAAATTTAAATCCAGAAGAAACGTTTATTATAAATATTGCAAATAAACCTTTACCGTTTAAAGGTTGGAAAAAAAATTATACAACAATAAATAAAGAAAACCCGAAAGGGAATTTAGCATCAGCATCGTCTGCAGCAGGAATAGTTAAAGCTGTACATCATGTAGATCAAAAAATGCCACATATCAAAACATTAGTTATTGATGATTGGCAATATATGAGCTCTTTTGAATATTTTGATAGAGCAAATGAAAAAGGTTATGATAAATTTACTCAGATTGCAGCTAATTTAGCTATGGTAGCTAAGTTGCCTAAAGATCTAAGAGATGACTTAACTGTAATCTTTTTAACTCATTCAGAAGATTCAACTGATATAAACGGAAATAGAAAAATCAAAGCAAAAACTATTGGCAAAATGATTGACAATACTTTAACTTTGGAAGGTCTATTCTCCATAGTATTATTTGGTAAAGTAAATAAAAACGATGATGGTGAACTTGAATATGGTTTTGAAACTCAAAACAATGGCGAGAACACATGTAAATCACCACAAGGTATGTTTGAAGATTTCTTCATAGCAAACGACCTACAGTATGTAAAAGACTGTATTAAAAAATATGAGGAATAATAATAAATTAATAAAAAATAAAAATCATGTTAAGTACTAGTGGAATGTCAGCGGGAAGCGGCAAAGAAAAACCAGTAATTGGTCCAGGTAATCATCTTATCAAAATTAATTCAATTTCATTTGATAAAACACCATACGATGCAGAAGCATTTAATATTATGTTGCATATTGAAGGTAAACCAATGGAAGGAGAATTTTTAGGATTCTTATTAGATACATCTAAACCAGATGGACCTCGTTATGAAGGACAGGTGGGAAGAGTAAGATTCTCACCATATCCTTTTAAAGATGCAACATTACCTAATGGAAATGAAATTAGTAGAGATACTGAAGTTATGAAAGCTATGATATATTTATCAGAGCAAGTAGGTAAAAGAGCTGAGTTAGATGCTATCCAAGCAAATACAATTGAAGAGTTCATGCTTTCTTGTAATGGAATACTATCTGGTCCAACATTTATGAATGTGTGTCTTGGTACACGCGAATGGGAGAATAAAGATGGTTATATAAATAATGATCTATTTTTACCTAAACGCAGTAAAGGTGGAATACCTATTGAGCCTGCTGATGTAGAGAACTCAAGGTTAATTAAATATGACACAAATGAACAGGGTCATTATAGACCTGTTGTTAAAAAAGTTGCCGCAACAACAAATAATTTTGAACCCGCTAAAACAGCAGGTGACGATTTTGATTTGTAATTGAGAACAACAAAATTAAGGGGGATGATTTCGGTCATCCCCTTTTTTTTTAATTTTAACTATTATGTTTAATACTAAAAATTTAGTACTACAAGAGGAAAATATACCTAGCTATTGGGTATTTCAATATTATTTAAATTTGCCTGAGCCATTAACGGGTCAGGATATAAAACTTACATCAATATTTAATCCTAATGAAAAGACTCCAAGTTTTTGTATTTACGTAGATAAAAACATAAAACAATATAAGTTTAAAGATTTTTCTACAGGACACGGGGGTAATAAAATAGAATTAGTTAAAATGTTATTTAGTTTAAACTATTCTTCTGCTTGCATGAGGATTATAGATGATTATAATAAATATATTAAAACAAATGGTTTTGAGGAAATAGACTTTAAACCTGCAGCTAAGTGGAAAGTTGATTTTGTTAAAACAAGATTATGGAATGAAACTGATAGCGCTTATTGGTTATCATTTAGAATTGGAATGACTATTCTTACTGAATTTAATGTTAAACCAATTGAATATTACAATCTTGTTAAATCTGAATCTGATCAAATAAAAGCACTAAAGATTGAAGGTAAACGTCTTTATGGATATTTTGATAAAAATGAAGAGGTATATAAAATATATCAACCTGCAAGTAGTAAACATAAGTTTCATAAAGTAAAATCATATTTACAGGGTTATGATCAATTAAAATTCAATCAACCATATTTAGTAATATGTTCTTCATTAAAAGATGCATTATGTCTAAAAGGTATTGGATATAATATAGAAGTAATTGCTCCAGACAGTGAAAATACTATGATTAAAGCATACGTTATAGAACACTTAAAAAAGAAATACAAAAAAGTAATTACTCTGTTTGATAATGATGAAGCAGGTAGAAATGCTATTGAAAAATATGCTAATGCATATAAAATCAATGGATTTACATTAAATATATGCAAAGACATATCAGATGCTATGAAGGAACATGGTTTTGATAAAGTACATGCGCATTTAAAACCTTTATTAAAAATGGCATTAAATAAACAATATGGAAAATAAAAAATGGTTTATACCAGGATCAGTACCCAGTAGTAAAAATGGAAAAAGATGGACAGGTAAATACTTAATATCTAGTAAAGCTGTTATGAATTATAGAAAAATTGCTAAAATTTATTATGCAAAATATGCAAAAGATTTTAAAGCAGAATTAGCTAAACATACATTACCAGCAAAAATATCTTTTACATTTGTTAGAGGCAGCCGCCATAAATTTGATTACATCAACCCTGCACAAACTGTTCAGGATGATATGGTTAAAGGAGGATGGATTGAAGATGACAATGCAGAATTTATTTTACCTGTTTTTATACAATACAGTTATGACAAAGAAAATCCAGGAGTATGGATTGAAATATTAAAAAATGAATGACATAACATTTGAAGAATTTTATGAATTAAGAAAATTATTTAATGGTTCAGAAGAAGATTGTCAAATTGGAATTAGTAATCTAAACAATTTAAAATATAATGATAGAAAAATATTAAATTTATTATTTGTTAAATCTTTACCTTATAATAAACGAAAAATATTTTTAAATAACAATATATTTTTTTTGTGTTTTTCTTCTAAAGCATTAATAGGAAAAAATATATACAATACAATAGAAAAAAAAGGAAATAAAAAAATTTATAAACAAATACTTTTACAAATTATGAAAAATCAATAATTATGAAAAATATACAAGATTTAGTTGCAAAAACAACTAAAGATTTAATTTTGCAGGAGCCCTTTTACGGGCTCTTTTTAATTGGTATTAATAAACAATTTACTGAACAAATTCCTACAGCAGGTGTTAGTAAATTTGGTATTGGTATGCAATTAACTATAAATCCAAAGTTTTATACAGACTTAAGCATATCTCACAGAATAGGATTAATTAAACATGAACTGCTGCATATTGCATTTGGACATTTAATAATGAGAGATATATTTGCAGATCATAAATTATTTAATATTGCGGCTGATTTAGAAATCAATCAATATATTGATGAAGATATGTTACCAGATGGTGGGCTGTTGTTATCTAGTTTTCCTGAATTAAATCTTCCTACAAAAGCAGGAACGAAAGAATATTATAGGTTACTAGAACAAGCACAAAAAGATGGTACATGCCCATCATTAGATTCATTAATGGATAAAATGGATGGTGAATCAGAATATTGTCATAGTACTTGGAATGATTTTGATGATTTATCTGAACCTGATAAAAAATTAATACAAAAACAAGTTGAACATCAGCTTAAAGAAGCGGCAGAGCAAACAGTAAAAAGATGTGGTACTATACCTGGAGAATGCTCTGAGTTAATAAAAAGATTAACTTATATTGAACCTGCAAAATTTGATTGGAAAGGATATTTAAGACGTTTTGTAGGAAATTCTAGTGTAGTATATACTAAAAAGCTAAGACGTAAGTATAATAAACGTTATGCTGCAAATCCTGGACTTAAAATAAAGTTTAAAAATCATATTCTTGTTGGTGTAGATACAAGTGGATCTGTAAATAATGATGAATTAAAAGAATTTTTTAATGAATTAACTCATATGCACAAAACAGGGCATAAAATTTCAGTTGCACAATGTGATACTAATTTAAGAAAAGTAGAAGAATTTAAACCTAAAAAAGATTGGGAAATACATGGTAGAGGTGGGACATCGTTCCAACCTGTAATAGACCATTATAATGAAAATAAAGGGTCGTACACGGCACTTATATATTTAACAGATGGTGAAGCTTATCCACCAGAAGATTGTCCAAAGAACACCTTGTGGTGTTTAAGTAGTATATCTGATATGAATGATGAGTTACCCGGTCAAGTAATAAAATTAAATTAATAAATATAATGGCACAAGTAAATTTAAATGTTACAGAATTAAAAAGTTTTGTAAATCACATTATTACAAATAATAGATTTTTACAACAAAATGGTAAAAGTCCAGTATCAATAGAAGTAGTAGGTGAATCAGGTATTGGTAAAACTTCTACTATTGTTGAATTAGCTCAAGAAAACAATTTAAAATTTGTTAAGCTTAATCTTGCACAGATAGAAGAGTTAGGAGATTTAGTAGGATTTCCTGTAAGACAATTTCAAATGTATAAGGAAAAAATAGTAAAAACTGCCAATAAAGCAATAGATGATTTATCCTATACTGCAGCTCAAAGAACAGCTGCTGCATCTGATCTAGCAAAAATGCCAACAACTATAAAAAAGAAAGTTGGTATGTGGGTTGATGAACTTGCCGTACAAGAGTATCTAAAAAATGGATACAAAATGACAGGTAAGAACAGGATGTCTTATTGTGCACCAGAATGGATTGCAGATGCTAAAGAAGGTGGTATACTATTATTAGATGATTGGAATAGAGCTGATACAAGATTTATCCAAGCAGTTATGGAATTAATAGATCGTCAAACTTATATTTCATGGACATTACCTAAAGATTGGCATATTATGTTAACAGCAAATCCTGATAACGGAGACTATATGGTTAATAGTGTAGATAGTGCACAAAAAACTAGATATGTAACTGCTAATCTAAAATTTGATGTAAATGTATGGGCTCAATGGGCTGAGGGTGCAGGAATTGATACTAGGTGTATCAACTTCTTACTTCTTCATCCTGAACTTGTAACACAGGAAACTAACGCAAGATCAATTACAACTTTCTTTAACTCTATCTCTAGCTTTGAAAAGTTTGAAGATAACCTATCATTAATTCAAATGATTGGTGAAGGGTCAGTGGGAGATGAATTTGCATCAATGTTTACAACATTTATTAATAACAAATTAGATAAACTAGTTACACCGAAAGATCTATTGACTCATGATAATGAATCATATATTTTAGGAGAATTACGTGGATGTATTGGTCAAGATGACACATACCGTTCTGATATTGCTGCTACATTAGCAACAAGATTGGCAAATTATGCGGTGGTATACTCTAAAGAGAATTCAATTACTCAGAAAATTACTAATAGAATAAAAACACTTTGTACTGAAGATTATTTTACTAATGATCTAAAGTATTTAATTGTAAGAACTATTTTTAATGGCAATAAGCAAAAGTTTAACAAACTAATGATGATACCAGAAATCATTAAAATGACAATGAAATAAAAATGGCAAATAAATCAGTATATCAAAATTTTGATACTGATGCTTTAGCTTACTTTGGATTAGAGCAGGACACTATTTATGGTGTCCTGTCTAGTTCAGGGCAAGTTAATAAAGTATTATGTACTCAAGATAAAACTACATATGAAAAAATAGAGACTATACTAACAGTAGCAACAGATGATGGTACTACTTTTAGAACTAAAAAAAAAGCTTTTATATTACCTAAGTGCACTGTATCTCAAGATAGATTAAAAGCAGCTCTTAAAGAGCATGGTATAACTATAACAAATGATTATGAGTTAGCAGATTTAATTATTGGTCATGATGATATTAGTCATCATTATCAGTTAGAAAATAGTGAGAATATTCCAAGTTCTATTATGATAACTAAACTTTGGAATTATGAAACTACATTAGGTAGAACTTCTGCAACACATCCTAAAGAAATAGCAATACACAACTCTGGCTTAGAAGTTATAATAACTCCTAAACTTACAGATAGTGTAAGATATTATGATTTAAATATTGAATCAAGTCTTTATGATCAATGGATGTTAACCGGAATGGCTGTTAATTTAGCTCACATTATTGAAACAACTAATGTAAGTGTAGTTGATCCAGAAACTGTATTGCATAGTTCAGCTAATAGAATGATTCTTGATGAACAACTGCTTGCTGATCTTAAAATACAATTAAGTGCTGGAAGAGAAGACAGTATGCTAGCTTATCAAATTATTCCTACT